GGTAGCGCCACGTAACGAAATATCGCGATCATCGCCATCGCCGCGTCCTTCGGATCGGTTTTCCGCTCGAACAACGGCGCGAGGGCATCGGCGGCGAGAACGACATACGAATTACCCACGGCCTCTGGGATATCTTGGCTCGACCAACGCGCGATCCCGCGCATCGCCAGATCGTTGTGAACGTCCATGACCGCCTGGGCGGCGTTGTCGTCGGCCGACAACACCATCGCGCCCTTGCGGACACGCGCCTCGAGCAGAGCAAGCGCCGCCGGGTCGGACGCCTTGCCGAAGCTGGTCGCCATCTGGCCAGCCGCGAGTTTTACGACCTCCTCGACGAGGCACGGCGGTCCCGTCCCACCACACGACGCCCTGGGCATCGAGCGCGGCGTGGACGCTGGCCACCTTGTCGACCGCCAACGCCTGATCGCTGGCCAACGGAACCTCGTCCGAGGCGATGACGCCCAGCTCGACCAGCGCCATCGTCGCGATGGTGGCGGCGGGGATCATTTCGGTCAGCGTCGGGCTGTCGTCGAGTGGCACAACGCGGACGCCCAGCAGACGCAATGCCTGCTGAGCGATCGTTGAGACGGGAACGGTCACGTTTACTTCCCTCGGCGCGTGCCCGCCGCGCCAGGGTCGGTAATCGTCACACCCACCGAGGGCGGTGCCGCCGTCGTCCCGGCGGCGTTGGTCGCCGACACGACACAGGTAGCCATTTTACCCGCGTCCGCCGTCACGACCGGGCACGTTTCGCCATCGCTCGCCACATCCGCGCCGTCGAACTGCCACTGGTAAGCGTAAGCTGTCGGCTCGCCGTCCCAGGTGCCCATGGTGCAAAGCAGCGTGGCTCCTGACTGCGAGACGGCCGGAACCGCCGTATTGACCGGCGGGACCGAACCATCGGGGACGTTGGCCCCGGACAAAATACCAGCGGCGAGGCTGCTGATCTTTGTCGCGCGGCCCCGAACCAAACCGGCCGCCGCCTCGGCCGAAGCCGTCGCCGCTTCGGGGTCCGGCACCGTGGGTGGACCTGATGGCGCCGTTGGATCGAAGCCCAATGCCGTCAGATGCACGTCACGAGCCGCCGTGTTTTCCTCGATCGTCGCACCCGCGCCACCACGCGCGCCAAGCGAACCCGCGCCGTTGTAATCGAGGATGACCTGGGCGCCGACAGTTGACGCGGCCATCTGCGCCATCTCGTCGGCGGTGCGCGTGGAGATACGAACCACGTCCGGAGCGGCTTTAGGCGCCTCAGCCGTTGCTGTTTTCGTTGCCATGTTGAAATCTCCTTGTGGGGTTAGAGGAGGCGGCCCAGGCGTTGCGCATAGAGGATTGGGTCGGTGGCACGCTTACGATTGTTGCATTCAGAGCAGGCTAACTGGATGTTGCTGATCCAGTTCGATCCACCCTTGCTCAACGGCTGGATATGGTCTGCGTGATAGCCATTCTTCAGTGAGATACGGCAGTAAGAGCACTTGCCTTTCTGGGAAGCGTAGAGCGCCTGAATTTGTTCCCGCGTGTGACTGCCTTCGGCGGCGTGAAGTTTGGCTCGGTAGTTGCGGCCTCTTGTCCGCTGACCATCGGGATTGGCGGCGTTCCATTCAGCTACTCGCTGGACGATTTTATCCTTGTTCGCCTCGTAGTATTTCCTCTTGGTCTCCAGAGCACGTTCGGGATTTTGCTCTTTCCATTCCTTCGCACGCTTCCTGGCGGCTTCGGCGTTTGCCAGACGGTAAGCCTGGAGCGTGGCTTTCCCCTTGTCGGAAGTCTGATATTTGGCGACGCGTGCCTTGTGCGTCTCGGGATCGCGCAAGCGCGACTCACGTTCCGCCGCGTTTATCTTGTCTCGGTTCGCGGTCTTCCAGGCGTTTGCCTGTTCCCGGTGCGCCTGCGAGTAAGCCCGGCCCGCGGCTCGGACCTGCTCCCGGTGAGCGTCTTTCCACGCTTTCGTTCGCTCATTGCGTTCCGCGCGCTGTTCTGGCGTTTCGTCGTGATATAGCGCGATGGCGGTGATGGCGTTGCACGCGATGCACCCGCCATTCACGGACGTGCGCTCGCTTAGATGTCCGTGTTTACAGGGTTTGCCGGTGAAGAAACGCGTCAGGCCAGCGGCCAGGGCGTCGGCGCGTGTAATCACAACCCCGTCGTAGGGTATATATGGTTTAGCCATGTTCGGGCACTCATCCTGCTCAATGTGGTTAGAGGGCCAGTGGCATTCGCCGTGCCACTGGTTCTCGTTAACTACCACACCATGCTGTGCGTGATACAGCATCTTATTCGTTACGCATCCGGCTCGGCTGCGGTGTAGACGGTCACACAACCTGCGTCTACCGGCTTCGTCGTGTCTACAGTCGGATCGGTTCCGAACCGAAGCTTCCCAATACCCCTCATTTCTTGTATGCCCACGCCGTGCATATCGTTGTTGCGTGGGTAGAATGTCTTCGCCAGTGTTCGCGAGGCACTGACCGCCCAATTAAGGGCTGCTACCGGTCGCCCGGCAGACGAGATCATATCATCACCCCATTGGGGTGCCCGGCGCTTCGGGGCGCTTGCCCCTACTCCCTTGCGGGATGATCGTTGCACCTTGAACGCGGACTGGAACCGCGAACCTTGGCTCAGGATTGTCTCATATCTGGCCATGAGAGGTTCCCTGAGTTCACCGGGTTTGCAACCGCTCATCAATGAACGGTGGGGCCAATTGACCCGTAGTCACGTGTATTCGTTGTGCTTTTCATCCTTTGTGCCCACGCGACACCCAACGCCTGAGCCCCACACAGGACCGAGGCGGCCACGTCCACGGTGCCGCCAGCGCCCACGTCGGCGAGAACCGGCATCTCGGGGATTTCGCGGATGATCACGCCGTTCCAGAGGATGTCGCCGGCGGTGAACAACGGATTATCGCGGCCGCGATCCCAGGCGTATTGCATCGCGTTGATGATTACGGGGTCGGTCATCAAATCGCGGAACGGCAGGCTCGGCATGAACATCACGAACCATTCCTCATCATCGTTGACGCTGATGGGGCGGATGCGTGGTGAGGCGGTGCGCGCGATGCGTTTCGCCAGCGTGACGGTGGCGGCCGTCATCTTGCCCGTGGTGTTGTTGATCGTCGTCAGCGCGGTCGCCATGACACCGGAGACGGCGTTCGCCTTGCTGTTGCCAGCCAGGAAGCGGTCGGCGTTATTGACCATCCAGGTGTTGCGTTGCCCGGCGGTGGCGGCGGCGTAGGAGATTTGCACGTTGCCGTCCGCCGTGATGGCTTCCAGGCTGGTGATGATGTCGGAGCGCATCTTCTCCAATTCCCAGTTCATCAGCGCCTCGCGCGCCGCGTCCCGGAGATCGATCACCGACTTCTGCTCGTCCCAGTCCGAGACCGCGACCGCGTGGCGGAAGGCGGAGACGACGAGGTTCAGGCTGCGGGCGTTGAGGATTTCTTCGTTGCCCTCAAGGACGGTGTTTCCGGAGACACCCGCGCCGATCAGGCGGCGAACGGTCGGGAAAACCACGGTATCCCCAGCTTTCCGGGTGAGGTCTTCACGCACCTGGATCATGGAACCCATCGTGGTTCCCATGTATCTGGCGAACTGATTCTTCCGGATATACTCGCTGAAGAAGTCAGAGTCCCAGATAAGCGGAGTCAGTCCGGCTCTGGCCGGAGTCACATTCATGTCGGCGATGATCGCCTCCTGTCGCAGGGGATTTGATGGGACGTTAGGGAACGCCCGGTCAGTCCCCCGGCGACGAGGTCACGCTGCTTAAGGGCCAGCGGTGCCCAGCGCCCGAATCAACCCCGGCGACGGGTTGCCTTTGCTTCCGCGATACGCCCGATTATGCCCGGCGACGGCGGCGGTTGCTCTGGCTCGGCTTCCAGTAATCGAGACATGGTGAGACGGAAATCGGCTCCGTCCTCGTCCTCGGTCGTGGCTTCCACTATCAGCCTAGCATCGACGACCGATTCCGCGATAGCCCGTTGCTTTTCCCCGCTCGTCTCCGGCACGCGGCGTTGCAGGCGCGCGGCGTAGAGGATGGCGGTCAAGGTCGCGAGGTCAGCCACGCCGTTGCGGTCTCGTAAGTATATCCGCGAGACTCGGTGGCCCGGAAAATCCATTGGTGCCTCTAGGGGCGGCACTGCGGGCACTGGCTAAAGACGGAGGAAGGCCAGCCGCGGGCGATACACGCGGCCCCGCGCCACCCTCGGCTTCCCACTTAGCGCGCTCTTCAGCCGCTATCCTGGCCCGATAAGCCGCCGGATCGGTGCCGATCTCCTCGTGCAGCCGCGCCGTGGCGTTGTTGTCGATCATCCACTGGTATGGGTGCGGCTTGCTGTATAACTCGTTCCACAGTCGCGGATCGGCCTGCGTCCGCCGCTGGAAATACTCGGTCTCGGCGTCGATGACTTCCTTCCCGTGCTTGTCGAGAGCCATCATTTCGGATGTGTTTAGTCTCTCGTTCAAAACGACTCCGCGCACGCGCCTGGTATATCCCTCGGGGTCGCGCGCCGGGTCGATCGGCTCCAACATGGCGGGCGGTGTGGCGGCTGGTGGCGGTTTGCGTGCTTCCTCAAGCTGCTTGAGGAGCATGGCCTTCTCGGCCTCGGCGGCGGACGCGCGCGATTTCCAGTCCTGCCTGCGCTGGCGTTCCTTTTCGTAGGCACTGCGCGGGACGTTGGGTTGCCCCGGCTCCGGCTCACCAGGGTCCGCGTCGTCGTCCGGCTCCGGGGCCGACTTAGCAGCGGGCGGCTTGTCCTTGCTGCCACTGCCTCCGCTGTCCGGCGCGGCCTCTGGCGCCGCCTTCGACGGCTCCGGCGCGGGCGTCTCAGTGGCCTCGGGCTGGGCGCCGCTGCTCAGGAATGCGTCGAGTTGGGATGGTGTCTCAGACATCAGGCCGCTCCTCTTGGCATGATGATGGCGTCGCCGATGTGGCGCTGTAGTTTGTTGGACTGTTCAAATGTGGCGTTCACCTTTTGGCGAAAAAAAACGCCCTCGGCTTCGTATGCCTGGATGCCTACGTTCAGAAACTCGCGTATGATTTCTAGCTTGCTCGAACCGCCCCGCGTTCGGTTGTTCACAACAGCGATCTGCCGCTTTGTCAGCAACACATCCATCGCCGCGATCACGGCACCCACCCTTGGTCTGCTCATGCTGTCCCCGGCTGTTCAGGCGGCGCGAGCGCGTTGTGGCGCGCGATCAGGATGTTGTTGACCCTCTCGACCGCGCTCTGCCGCAGATCG